ATGGTTGTCCCTGCTCCCGTTTCCTACAACGTAAAGGTAAAGCGCACTGAAGAGAACGGACGCATTGCCATTGATAACGTACCGCCTGAAGAGTTCCTAATTAGCAACCGTGCCAAGAGCATTGCTGACGCAGACTTTGTAGCGCACCGCACGACAATGACTGTCAGCGAACTTGTTGAAATGGGCTACGACCGAGACGAGGTTGAGCGCTACGCTGGCTACACAGACCTAGATATGAACGAAGAGCGCACCAAGCGCTTTGAGGACATTGAAACTGGTCTTACCTATGACAGCACAGACCCAACAATGCGTAACGTATTGGTTACTGAGTCGTACATTAAATCTGATTATGATGGCGATGGCGTTGCTGAGTTTCGTCGTGTCCTAACAGTTGGTAACGGGTATCACATTCTTGAAAACGAAGAGTTTGACCACATTCCGTTTGCTGGTCTTTCACCTATCTTGATGCCGCACCGCGCTATTGGTCGTTCTGTTGCCGAGCTGGTGATGGATGTGCAGCTAATCAAGTCAACATTGATGCGTCAGTTGCTAGACAATATCTACAACACAAACAATTCCCGTGTTGTTGCTGTTGAGGGTCAAGTAAACCTAGACGACCTGATGACCAACCGCCCTGCTGGTATTGTGCGGGTGCGCCAAGCTGGTGCAGTACAGCCACTGCAAGTCCCTGATGTTGCTGGCTCCGTATTCCCTGCTTTGAACTACATGGACACTGTGCGTGAGCAACGCACTGGTATTACCAAACAGTCTATGGGTCTGGATGCCGACTCGCTTCAGTCAACAACTGCCACCGCTGTTGCCGCGACTATGGCAGCTTCGCAAGGCAAGATTGAAATGATTGCTCGTGTGTTTGCTGAGACTGGTGTGCGTGACCTCTTCCGAGGAATCCTGCATCTGTCTACGAAGTATCAAAACAAAGAAAAAATTGTTCGTTTGAATAATGAGTTTGTCTCTGTAGACCCACGCGAGTGGAACAGCCTGTACGATGTTCAAATTAACGTAGGCTTAGGCACTGCTCAAAAACAAGAGCAGATACAGTTCCTGATGGCAACTGCTGCCAAACAAGAGCAAATTATTCAGCAAATGGGGCCGAACAACCCAATGGTTAGCCTTCCTCAGTATCGGAACACTTTGGCCAAAGTTGCCGAGCTTGCAGGATTCAAAGACGCCGACCAGTTCTACGCCCCATCACAAGAGATTGAGGCTAAGGTTCAACAGGCACAGGCGGCGCAACAGCAGCAGGGACAACAGCAAGACCCAATGGTTGCACTTGAAATGCAGAAGTTCCAAGCTGAGATGCAGATGAAGCAAGCTGAGTTTGAAGCCCAGCAGGCAATGAAAATGCAACAGATGGAAATGGACTTCCAACTTAAGCGTGAAAAAGCTGAGGCTGAACTACAGCTTCGTCGGGATGAGCTTGCAATGGAAGCCCAGCTACGCTCACTTGAGAAACAGGCTGGTGTAGATATTTCTACCAACTTGCCGAGAACATAAGTATTGCACAAAAAACATTGTGTGGTATTTTTGCAACAGTATAGGAGACTGTTTTGAGTGAAGGGAAACTAATGGCCGAACAGGCCAGAGGGGAGCGAGCAGCGGCGCTGTTGCGTGACCCGTTAATTGCAGAGGCGTTTGACGCACTTGAGGAAAAGTATGTCAGCGGTTGGAAGGATTCCTCGTCAACAGAAGGACGAGAAACGCTCTTTCAGATGTACCAAGCACTAATGGTGGTGCGCGGCCATTTGACGGAAGTTGTCGAGACAGGCAACTTAGCGAAACTGGAAATTAACTTCCAGAATAAATCTAAGAGGAGATAAAGAATGGCTGATGAAACTACAACCCTGTTGGGTAGCGGTGATTCACTAACGAAAAGTCAAGCGATTGACGAACTCTTGAATGTTGACGCCCCCGAAGAGGCAAGCGAAGACGTACTAGAGCCTAATGCCGAAGCTGAGGCAGTCGAAGAGACTGAAGAGGTTGAGGCGACATCTGAAGACGAGTATGAGGAAGATGACGCTGAAGAGCTATCTGAATCTGAGTATGAAGATGATGATGAAGAGTATGACGTTGATGCTTCCGAAGTTGAGGAAGTTGAAGACGAGAGTACTTATTATACTGTAAAGGTTGATGGTGAAGAGAAGGACGTTACAGCTGACGAACTTGTCAAATCCTACCAATTAGAACAGGCAGCGCAAAAGCGTATGCAAGAAGCCGCTGAGATTCGCAAGAACTCAGAGTCAGATGCAGCCGTATTAGCGCAGCAGCGTGAGCAATATGCTCAAGCTTTGCAAACTCTGCAAACCCAGATGGAATCTGCTGGAGAGCAGCCCCAAGAGTATTGGGATAATCTCTACACAGAAGACCCAATGGAGTATATGCGCCAACGTGAGGCCTATCGCGACCGCAAGGAAGCGAGTGAAAAAATTAAGGTCGAGCAAGCGCGTGTAGAGCAAGAGAAACAGGAAGAGTTGATGCGTCAACATCAGGCAACACTTTCCCAACAACAGGAAAAACTTTTAGAGGTTTTACCTGAGTGGAAAAATCCTGAAGTTGCACAAAAAGAGAAGACTGAGATTGTTACTTACGCCCAGCGCGTTCTTGGTTTTTCAGAACAAGAAGTCTCTAATATCGCAGATGCTCGTGGTGTTCTTGCTATTCGTAAGGCTTACCTTTACGACCAACTTATGGCTAAGAAGCCAGAGGTTCAGAAGAAGGTAAAGAAGGCTCCCAAGGTTACTCGCTCTGGGCAACCTAAGTCAAAGTCGCAGATTAAAGCAAAGCGCAATGATAAGGCACTAGAACGCCTAAACAAAACTGGTAGCAAAGATGCTGCCGTTGATTTACTTTTACAACGAATGAGAGATTAAAATTATGGCTATTTATAAAACAAGCGCAGCCGTTGGTGAGCGCGAAGACCTGTCGGACGTAATCACACGCATCGACCCAGAAGAAACCCCCGTATTTTCGGCTCTGAAAAAAGAGACAGGAAACGGCGTATTTGTCGAGTGGCAAGTACAAGAGTTGGCCGCAGCCGCTGCTGACAACCACGTAAACGAAGGTGCTGACGCTGCTCTTGCTGCTCCTACAGCCACCACTCGTTTTGGTAACTACATGCAGATTTCCGTCAAAGACGCACAAATCTCTGGCACATTGGACGCCGTTGATAAGGCTGGTCGTGACAAAGAAACTGCATATCAAAAAGTCCTCAAAGGTCTTGAGCTTCGTCGTGACATCGAGAAATCGCTCCACGCCGATACAGCACGTTCGGGTTCCGACCCACGCAAAGCTGGTTCGCTTTCGGCTTGGATTACCAACGTAGACGATGCCTCTGGCACTTCGGCTGCAACTGGTGACGGTTCTGATGTTCCAAATATGTCTGGCACTAACCGCGCTCTGACCCTCGACCAAATCGACAACGCCATGCAAGCTGCATACACCGATGGTGGCCAGCCAAACATGCTCGTTGTTTCTCCTGCTAAGAAAGTTGCCTTCAGCGACTTGAACAGTGGCTCCGTTGCAACCAACCAAATCAACTACACTGCTCCACGTGAAGCAGCCATCGTTGGGTCGGTTTCGCTGTATCTGAGTGATTTTGGTCAGCTAGACGTTGTTATCGACCGCTTTGCGTCCGATGACCGTGTGTTCCTGCTGGACAGTGACTATGCTTCTATCTGCACATTGCCAAGCCGCAACTTTGCTGTAAGCGAGTTGTCGAAAACTGGTGACAGCGAGAAGTTCCAAATCGTGACTGAGTGGACATTGAAAGTGTCCGCTCCGAAAGCTCACGGTGCGGTATACGACCTGTCGTAGTTTGACAAGTTTGGGGGTGGCGGCCATTGAGGTCGCCGCCCCTTTTACTTACGAGGAGAATTTATGACCAAGAGATTTGTTAAAAGGGACGAAATTACTGGCAAGGAAACTTGGGCGCATTTTAAAGATGACGGCTCAATGGTTTTTGAGACAAGCCAGAATGTAGACGCTTTGCTGAAGTCAAACAGGGAACAGCAAAACGACTTTAGAAAAAACAGCCTAGTGGGAAACACACAGAAGCACCAACAGAAGGTTGCGGAAATACCCACAGCGTTGTATCATCAATTACTGCTTGAGTTGGGACAGCCAAAAGATAATCCGAATGGCTGGAAGAAATGGCTCAACGAATACGATAACAGAGCATTTAGAACTAGTGGCGGAAACGTATAATGGCGATTACTAACTACACAGAGCTTCAGGCATCTATTGCCAACTTCCTAGCTCGTGATGACCTTACAGCGCAAATCCCAGACTTTATATCACTAGCCGAAGCTCGTATGGCTCGCGAAATGCAGGCTCGGAGTCAAGAGAAACGCGCTACAGCAACATTAACTGCTGGAGATGCCTTTGTGTCGTTGCCGACAGACTTGCGCTCCATACGGCTTGTTAAGTTAAACGCTGCGCCGACAGAGGTTCTTGAGTACTACACACCTACTCGTGTGAATGAAATCTACGCGAACAACTCAGAGGGAAAGCCAAAGGGTTACACAATCATTGGTGGTGAGATTAAGTTTGCGCCAACCCCTGACGCTAACTACACAGCGGAGATTGTTTACTCAGAGGGCGTTCCTGACTTGTCAGATAGCAACTTAATTAACATCATCCTGACTCGACACCCTGACGCATATTTGTATGGCGCACTAGCTGCTGCTAGTGTATATTTAATGGATGACCAGAAGACAACAGTTTACGAGCAGTTGTTTACACGGGCATTAGACGAAATAAAACGAGAAGAAGAGCGCGGCAAACAAGCTGGCTCTGGCTTGTTTATGAAATCCAGTTACGGAGAATAAACCATGAGCGCAATGAGTGACTACCTTGAGAATAAGTTTCTCGACCACTTTCTTGGCACAACAAGCACCTCAGCTCCTGCTGCTGTTTACATCGGCCTTCATACTGCTGACCCTACTGACGCTGGCACAGGCGCTGAAGTTAGTGGCTTTAATTATGCTCGCAAGTCGATGGCTTTTGATGCGTCTTCCTCTGGTACGGCATCTAACAGTGCTGCTGTTGAGTTTTCTCCTGCTATTGGCGGCGATTGGGGAACCATTACTCACGTTGGCATTTGGGATGCGCTGACTGGTGGAAACTTGTTGTTTCACTCCGCTCTGACAACCTCCAAGACAATCGCAGATGGTGACATCTTTAAAGTTGCCGCTTCGGGCATAGATATTACGGCGGCTTAGTGCTATGGCCGATATTGTTGGGCCGACACTAGAGCAGCTTGATAGCTGGGGGCCTCTTGAAGCTGTCCCCAACTACCCACTAGACAATTCATTTTGGAACACTGTAGCCATCCGCGAGGGTGCTTCAACAGTTAGCGCGTCTGCGTCTGTATCTTCTAATGCTGTTAGAATACAGTTTGGCGGCGCAGCCCCTTCCGTTGCCGCGTCTATGTCGCCAGTGGGTATTCGTATTCAGTTTGGTGAGGGTGACACAAGCGTCTCCGCGTCTGTATCTGCCGAAGGCATTCGGATACAGTTTGGCGCGTCGATGCTGGCTGGCCCAGCCTCTATGGTTGCAGAGGGCGGGGTTCTTCTCACTGGCAATGCAACTATGCAAACGCAAGCTACTATGGAAGCTACGGCGTTTGGAATATTTGATGCTCAATCCATTATGTCTTCTTTTGTTACATTTACAGAAACTGGAGTGGAGATTTTAGGTGAAGAATGGTCTATAGTTTCTGAGGGTTCAGAAAGTTGGGAAAATGTTATAGAAGGCTCTGAGGTATGGAGTGTCGTGTCTGAAGGCTCGGAAGATTGGAATGAACAGTAATGATTAAACTAGGACAATTCTTGCCAGACCAGCCAGCATATCAGAATGCTGGTGCAACTGTGGCTACCAACGTAGTGCCAGCCGCCAACGGCTACGGACACCTACCAGACGTTTTGCCTTTTTCTGGTGAGGCTAATAAATTTATTCGTGGCATGTTTGCGGCAAAGGATGACTCAGCTTCTTCTTCTATTTATGTGGGTGACGAGAACTCTTTGTACAAGCTAGATGCCACTGACTCATCTTTAACTGACATTTCTAAAACAAGTGACGAATCATACTCAACTGGTGACGGCTATGTTTGGAAGTTTGTGCAGTTTGGAGAAGAGGTTATTGCAACAAACTATAGTGACCCTATACAAACAATCGTAGCCGCTGGCGGTGGTCGTTTTGCAGACTTGGGTGGCTCTCCACCAAAAGCCAAGCATATTGCTGTTGTGCGTGATTTTGTCATGTGTGGTTACACTAGTGATACCACCGATGGTGAGAAGCCTTATCGTGTGCGTTGGTCTGGTATAGGCGACTACGATAGCTGGGCTATTGATGCCAATACACAGGCTGACTTCCAAGATATCGCGGATATGGGCGCTGTTACTGGTCTGGTGGGTGGCGAGTACGCGACTATCTTGATGGAGCGTGGCATTGTCCGCGCCCAGTATGTTGGCTCGCCCTTGGTGTTTGAGTTTGATAAAGTTCAGCTACAACGCGGTTGTAAAATTTCTGGCTCTGTTGTGTCTCTGGGGCAAAATGTGTTCTACTTGTCTGACGATGGCTTTTATATGTTTGACGGTCAGTCATCGAAACCCATAGGCGCAGAGAAGATTAACAGATATTTCCTTAGTCGCTTTCAGTCTAACAACTCAGCGCGAATGAGTGCGGTTGTTGACCCTCTTCGTCAAATTGTTGTCTGGTCATACGCGAGTGTTGACTCTGGCGATGGAACACCTGATGAGTTAATTATTTATAACTATGCAACGGATAGCTGGAGTACTGCTACTATTGGTTTGGACGCTATGGCCTCTCTATTTACTGCTGGCTATACCCTTGAAAATCTTTCTACTGTTTCTGGTAATTTGGATAATCTCCCTAGCTCACTCGACTCGGAGGT